AAAGCCCAAGGAAGAGCCCAAGGAAGAGCCCAAGGAAGAGCCCAAGGAAGAGCCCAAGGAAGAGCCCAAGGAAGAGCCCAAGGAAGAGCCCAAGGAAGAGCCCAAGAAGCCACGCAAGCGCAAGACTACGAAGATGGACAAGACGAAAATCATGGACAACATGAAGTTGTTCAAGGAGCGCGGCATGTCCCACCTCGAATCGCTCGAAGAAAAAGACATTGCCGACATGATCAAACTGGCGAACGAGCAGTTCCATTCGCTCACGGATGCCGGAGGCGAGGTCACCCTCACTGACAACGAGTTCGATGTGGTCAAGGAGTACCTCGCAAGAGTTGCGCCTGACAACGCCGCCCTTGGAGACGTTGGTGCCCCGGTGGAGAAAAAGGTCAAGCTGCCAGTCAACATGCCATCGATGGACAAGATCAAGCCTGACTCCAATGCCCTCGCGCAATGGAAAGGAAAGTACAACGGCCCTTATGTACTATCGTGCAAACTGGACGGAGTGAGCGGTCTGTACTATTCACTCAAGGGAGTTCGAAAACTCTACACCCGTGGCGACGGGACGTACGGACAAGACATCTCGCACCTGCTCAAGTACATTGACATCCCCGACGTACCTGATGTCATTGTCCGTGGCGAGTTCATCATCCCCAAAGACGTATTTCAGGAGAAATACAGTGACAAGTTTGCCAATGCCCGCAACTTGGTGGCAGGCACTGTGAACCGCAAGTCGGCCGATAAAAAGGCCAAGGACATTGACTTTGTCGCGTACGAGGTCATTGACCCCGAAATCAAGCCCAGTGAACAGATGCAGATGCTGGCGGACAAGGGATTCGTGGTTGTATGGAACGAGACCCGCGAGGACGTAACCAACGAATCCCTATCGGAGCTGCTTATTGACGTGCGTGCCAATTACAAGTACGAGATTGACGGGATCATTGTCAGCGATGACAATGTGTACCCCCGCAAGGCCAAGAACCCCGATCACTCGTTTGCCTTCAAGATGGTCATGTCTGACCAGGTTACAGAGGCCAAGGTAGTAGACGTCATTTGGTCTCCCAGTAAGAGCGGGTACCTCAAGCCGCGCGTTCGCATTGAGCCAGTGCAGCTGGCCGGTGTCACCATTGAGTACGCTACTGGGTTCAATGGCGCCTTTATCGAGAAGAACAATATTGGCGTGGGTGCGGTGGTCCAGCTGGTGAGGAGCGGGGATGTGATCCCCCACATCAAGGATGTCACCACGCCCGCGGAGAAGCCGCTCATGCCGGAGGTGGACTATGTCTGGACCTCTACGCACGTTGACATTATGCTGACCGACAAGGAGTCCAATGAAGACGTGCGCAACAAGATCATCACCGAGTTCTTCACCAGCTTAAGCGTGGACGGCCTGTCAAAGGGCAATGTGAAGAAGCTCGCCAATGCCGGTCATGATTCGGTCTGCAAAATCCTTGCCATGACTGAGGATGACTTCAAGGCCGTGGACGGCTTCCAGAGCCGCATGGCCAAGAAGCTGCACACTGGCATCAAGGAAAAGGTGGAGGGGGCGTCGCTTGTCGAGATCATGGCGGCCTCGGGAAAACTGGGTCGCGGCCTCGGAAAGCGAAAGATTGGACCTGTCATGGAGGCCCTCCCTGATATTCTCACGAGCGATGCGACCATGCAGGAAAAGGAAGATGCCCTCCGTGGCGTGCCTGGCATCGGACCTGAAAACGCCAAGGCATTCGCCACCAACATTCCCGAGCTACTGGACTTCCTCCGTGAGTGCAACCTTGATGGCAAGTTGGAAACAGAGGCATCTGATCCCGTTGCTGACGGCGCGGTAGAAGAGGCCATCGAACCCGTGGAGGATCATCCTCTCAAGGGAAAGAAGGTGGTGATGTCCAAGACCCGCGACAAAGAGGTCATTGCCGCGCTCGAGAAATACGGTGCCACGATCAGCGGCGCGGTCAGCAAGAATGTCGATCTGGTCATCGTCAAGGATGCCGACGACAACTCGACAAAGATCCAAAAGGCGCGCGATCTCAACATCCCGGTGATGGATTTGGAGGAGTTCCGAAAGACGTACATGTAAACATAATAAGACATCAAAACAAATAAAGAACCAAAAACATATCCTGTAACATCATGAATGATCTTACAGTAATTATCATGGCCGCGGGAGAGGGGACGCGGATGGGCCCGGGACCTCCCAAGGTGGTCCGGGAAATGAATGGTCTGCCGATGATTGTCGGTGTGGTAGAAAGCGCCTATGTGCTCCGTCCGGCGCGCATCCTGGTGGTTGTCGGCCGGCACGAACATACGATTCACAGAACACTCGCTGCACACTTTGATCTCGAAAAAATGACCATTGAGATGGTGAGGCAAAAAGATCCCCGCGGCACGGGCGATGCGGTGCGCTCTTGTTTGGACAAGTTGCAAGATGAAAAAGACGAGCGGGTTATTGTGCTTTCGGCGGATATGCCCTTGTTATCGCCATACACAATGAAGGAAATGATGAATTCATTCCGCGCACTGACCATTGTCACGACCAATCTGGACGATCCCACTGGATACGGACGTATCGTTTTACATGGTGCTTTTTTTCACGCAATCGTCGAGCAAAAGGACTGCAGCTATACAGAGGAGGAGATCAAGCAAGTGAATTGCGGCGTGTATGCGTTTCGTGGGTCCGACCTGCACAAATACATTCCTATGCTCAATACGGACAATAAGCAAAGCGAATACTACCTCACGGATGTCGTGAAACTGATTGCGGATAACGAAATCATCGAAGTGGACATTGTTCATATTCCAAAGGAGCGACAATGGGAAGTGGCTGGTGTAAACACACCAGAACAGCTACGCGAGTTGGCCAAATTGAAAGTGCGTAGGTACAGTGAGGATGTTAGACTGTAAACAAATTTTTGAAAAACCGGTATAAAGAGGATACGCATGTATATGTTGTGCTTCTATGGCCAAGTGGTAAGGCATTCGCTTAGTAAGCGAAAGATCGTGGGTTCGAACCCCACTGGAAGCTTTATCTCCATGACACATGGAGATAGAGCGCGTTTAGATGAAATGGAACAAGTGCCCCAAGAAATCGAAGAGATTATGGAGAATATCAGCGACAGGTACAACTTGGTCCACGTCGGGGGCAGGCGGCATGCCCGCCATTACATTGCTTCCCCAAAGGAGGTCGTCTGGTTCAGTTATTCCGTAATGAATTGGCATGGGTATATACGTGTAGGATGGCTCTATATAGGATTCGTAAACACAAACATAATCCATGTAAACATGTGACAATAGGTTGAGTAATTATCATGCCAGATCCAGGAATTGCACCCTCACTATTTGACCATCACTTTGGAGTATACAGATTAGGTTTTACTTTTGCACGCATAATTTATCGCTATTTTCGGCGAATGCCTGATCCTGCGCAAGAAACGCGATGGACCGTTTACAACAACGAGGAACCGAATAGGATTTGACGACGTGAAAGAAAAAATGTATGTATGTTTTATAGCATGAGTACCAGATTTACGCGTAAAAGAATGGCCGAGTCCCCTAAAGCGGAAAAGAAAAACGAGATGGAGATAACCGACGACGATGTCGAGACATTCGCGCGTCTTACGGGCGGACCCAAAGCGGCACGAACGTTTAGAGAGATCCGAGAAGAGCGCAAGGCGCTTGATCCCAAATTCGAGCAGGAGATTTATGATATCATCCAAGAGCCCGGGTTCTTGAGCGGCCGAAACCCGAAAAACCTCACCAAACTTATGCCCACCGGCGTAAAAGAATTGGATGCCATAGAAGCACATCCCGCAAAGCGCAGGCGTGTTATACTGTCAGACCCCAGTTTTTTGGACGGCGGAAAGCGCCATAACAAGAAGGTAAAGAGCCAGAAGAAGCGCGCCGGGAAGAAGGGGAAGACCCAGAAGAAGCGCGTCGGGAAGAAGGGGAAGACCCAGAAGAAGCGTGCATAAATGCAAGCAATACTGTATGAGTATGATTATACTCATATAGCTACGTTGAACTCATTATGGGGACTCGCTTAATGCGGGAATCGCGTCAATGTCCATTACGTATTCGTCTTCCATGGGCGCATAGGTTTCATACTCTTTGAAATACTCGCGCTCAAATTGTCTTTCGGGCGTATGTTTGGTCACGGTCCTTGCAATCATCTTGTATAACTTAAAGTCTGGGTAACGCTCCTCGCCGTTTCGTTTATATAGAATGTTACGGTTTTTGTCGTCATGGCACCATTCCATAACAATGCGCTGGAACCCGTCCATATCGGTTATCTTCATATCGTCGTCGATGACAAAGTCGTAGATTGCGCAGCCCAGCCGACACAGGTCAAAACTGTAGTTGGGGTCCACGCGCGGCTTTTCTGAATCGTAGAACGGTTCGGTGTTGTACTGACCGTCTCCGTCTCCGTCTCGGGCAAAGCTATCACTGCAAAACAAGTGGTTGGGTGTGCGATAAATGGCGCGTCCAAAGTCAATGATCTTGTAAATGCGGCCAAATGTGGGCACGCGGTACCATTTCCCCAGAATATGGTAGTTCACGAATGCATGATCGGTATCTGTATACATGATGTTGTTTGTATGCAAGTCGTTGTGTGTGAGATGAAATGCTTTTTGGAGAGTGAACAAGGTGACGATGATCTGAAAAAGAGCCGACTTTCCTGTGTCTTCGTCTATTTCAACGTGGAGTAGAAGACGATCAAATGTTTGTGTGCAGCGTTCGAGTGCAATCGTCTGGACTGGAAAGTTGTGTATGTATGCATAGAGTGGCTCTTCGGAATCATCGCAGCTTGAAACATCGCTCCCGGAATCATCGTCAATACATTCTTCATCCTGGTCGGATTTCTCTTGCTCACTGATTTCGTCGTCGTCGACCGAGTCAACATCAGAGTCTACTGAGGTTATTTGGACGTTTTCTCCTTCCATCATTAAAGCGTCGATGTCGACCTCTTCCATATCACATGGGGCATTTTCCAATTCAAAAGCTTGTTTTTCGATTACCATGTCAGATGCGTCCACCACAATATTGTCGGATACATCCGAAATTTCCAACGTGGGACGGTTTTTGCTTGAATACTTGTTTATTTTTCCGACGTGGCTAAACACGTTGGTATGAAACAAGGTTCCAACATTGGTGTTGAAATAGGCATGCTCTTGCAAATAGTCGAGGTCGTCAAAAATATTCATTCGAAACTCCCGCTGTATGCCCATGAATGAACCGTGATACTGGATACCATGAATGAACCGGTGTGTTTCGCGCAGTTGTCCAATAAGCAGGTATGCCATATGGTCTACATATGCGGCATTGTGTATGTCCTCTATCTTTTTACGTCGGCTATTTTCGTCATAACGTCCAATCATATAATGCAGTGGGTCAAGCAGCGGTGCATGTTTAAAAAACATGGGGGTTTCCCATACATTCCCCGATGCGTCTGTCACGTGTATTTCGTTAATGGCGCGATGGGTCACTGCGATATCATTCTCCTTTCCGACAAGAAGGTCGGTCAGAGGATTGCCTATAGAAACATCGTATGTATCAAATTCATTATAGTCGTCTGCTGTGGAATTCCATTTCGATAAATCGGGGATTTCTAACTTGGGTTCGGGGATCATTACTGTATTTTTATGTATTAAAATGGATATTCAAACACATTTTATGCCACAGCATGTCCGTTCGTGAACACGTTTTTTTCTGTTTCCACAGAGTATATGACGCTCGAATTAAAGAAATTTGATATGCGCACCATCACATTTAAGCCCGATGAAAACAAGGGGCCTGTTATTGTCATGATTGGGCGCCGTGATACCGGGAAATCGTTTCTTGTGCGCGACCTTCTTTATCACCACCGTGATATTCCTATTGGTACCGTGATGTCAGGGACGGAGGCGGGAAATGGGTTTTACGGGAAACATGTACCCAAACTGTTCATCCATGAAGAGTATAACAGTGTGCTTATTGAAAACATCCTGCGGCGCCAGAAAGTCGTACTAAAACAGACCAAAGCGGAGATCGATAAATATGGTAAGACCAAGATCGATCCGCGTGCATTTGTCATATTGGACGATTGTTTGTATGACCAGTCGTGGACCCGCGATAAACTGATGCGCCTGCTGTTCATGAATGGTCGGCACTGGAAAATTATGCTCATTATTACCATGCAGTACCCTCTGGGTATACCACCCAATCTCCGAACCAACATTGACTATGTGTTTATCCTCCGCGAGCCTTATATGACCAACCGTAAGCGCATCTGGGAAAACTATGCATCCATGTTTCCGACCCTTGATGCATTCTGTTCTGTCATGGATCAAACCACGGAAAACTATGAATGTCTGGTAATCAACAACAATGCCAAGTCAAATAAGCTAAACGAGCAAATCTTTTGGTATAAGGCCGAGAACCGTCCCGATTTCAAGCTGGGGTCCAAGGAATTTTGGGAACTGTCCAAGAATATTGGGTCGGATGACGAAGACGAGGCATATGACCCAAGTAAATCAAAAAAGAAGACGGCAGGAAGCAGCATTAATGTGAAAAAATCAAAATGGTAACAATGGTTTGAAACAATGGTTTGAATCAAATGATGGATTGCACATATATGGATATGTGCAATCATGTAAAAGAATTTATGGTTTTAGTCCTCCTTGGCCTTGTTGAGCATACTTTCCAATACAGACTTATTCACGGCGTCCCGTTCTTCGGCATTGGCAACATCGCGGCTTTCAAAGTCAACCGTTTCCATAACGCCTACCAGATTGTCGCATGCATCAATCGTCTGGGTCAGTGCATTGCCCGATGATGTGGCCAAAGCCACATTCTTCTCAATTGCCTCGCGTTTTGCTTGGCGCACTCGTGACTCGAACTCCATCTTGGCCTTCTGTTCATTCTGAATCTTCTCCTTGTGAAGCTGGTTGAGTTCTTCTTCCATGAATTCGACGCGACCCGTCTTGTATGCATCCGGGTCCCAGGGGATCCACATGCCCACCGGACCGACAAAGATATCGTGATGGGGATCACCCTCGCGGAGGCTTTTGCATCGTTGTTCGGCCTCTTCCTGGGTGGAATACACGCCGCGAATTTTAAGCCCACGTACAGAGGTTTGGAAGGAGTTCTTTCGGTCAAACTCTTTCCCGAGCTCCTCCTCGCGTTGGTCCATGAAATTGCGATAATCGTCCGTTACTGGGGTTGATCGAAGCACCTCCTTCTCGGCATCCACAAACTCCTTGAATGCGGCCATCACGCTCTCGGCATGGAGGCTGTATTTATGCGCCATGAATTGGATAAAATCAGTGAATTTGTTCATAGATTTAGTGAAATCCCATGACTTGACAAACTCGCTGAACATGAATTGGTCGCGCTGTTCAAGGATCTTTTCGGGAGAGACAAAGGACATACAGGCAAACTTTTGTGCCGCAATGGGTTGATCTTCGTCGCAAAGATCCACATATTTTGGATTGGGTTTACCGTCTACCATCTTTCGTTCGAATGACATTATATACATCTATTGAGATCATGTTTATATTTCTTTCAAAGGAAATATAACCAACCAGAATTTTTTCTTAAAATAGTGTATATGTTCGGTGAAATTGACATGCAAGAGATTGTGCGCCGTCTGGTCAAGTACTTTATTGAGGGTTTCGTGGTGGCTGCCGTTGCGTTCGGTATCCCCAAAAACGGTCTTGCCATGGAGGAGATTGTGGTGATCGCCCTTGCGGCCACCATGACCTTTAGCATCCTTGATGTGTTTGTGCCCGCCATTGGCGCGTCCGCGCGATCGGGCGCCGGCTTCGGTATCGGTGCCAACTTGGTCGGATTCCCCATGATCCCCAAGTAAACATCCTAATAATTAACTTGTAATTTGCGTTATGCGAATAACGCCAATTGCTACAGAATATGCATATTTGATGCATTACACCGTCGGGAAGAACTGCCAATCCAATTCTTTACACACGTCGCGCCATATCATATCTTGCTCCAGCTGTTTTTCGCGGTCCTTGAGCATTGGGATAAAAGGTAGGTATTGTGTCTGGTCCAATAACACACATAGCTGGTACAGCGTGTAGGTGTAATTAAAGAAGTTGGTGCGCGTTGGGGGACAGTGAAGTGCCCATGGTCGCTGGATTTCAATAAACAGAACGCAGAGGGTTTCATGAAGATCGCTGTCCATGACTGGTGGTTTGATGCCAAATATCGAATTGATATACTGAATATGTTCAAAGTACTTGTTGAGCCCCAGCTTCCGCAGAATCTCGCGCATCTTGTTGTAGTCTAATGTGCTCAAATCGGTAATGCGCTCCTTCTTGATGCGATTTTGAATCATCTCGATAATCTCGTCGGGGATTTGTGTGGTTTCCTTTGCTTGGAACTGGGCAAGGATCTCCTTGAAATGATTTAGCCTGATGTATGCAGTATAGGATACTTCATTTGGCGGGTCTTTATTCGACGGTTTGGAACTGTCTACAATATGACGGACAAATCGACCACACTCCCGATTATTGCATATTAGCACTCCCTCGTCTTCTTGCGCAATCAGTTCGCCCTTGTTGCAAAACCGGCAGTTTTCATGCTCAATAGTAAAATCCCTTACCAATATCGTCTCTTCATTGATGTTTTTCCAGTATTTCTGATAAAGTTGACGAGACGTATTGTATCGGCTATGGTTTGTACCTGATGCCTCCTTCTTGGTACTTTTTATCCGAAAAAAAGAGTTCATCAGACCGTCGTTGGTGCGCTTTTGGTCTCCGCTATTGATCTTTTGTTTTTCTTCAAAATAATCAAATATGTATTTGGAATTTTCCAAAAAATAGGTGCTTTTCTCCTTTTTCAGGCGCTTGAGCTTATTTCCCATGTTTTGCAGCTTTAGACGAACTTCGGATGTTTTGGCAATCTCCCCTTCATCTACTTGGGATTTTAGCGTATTGTATTCCGATTCCAGTTTGGGTATCACCGTTTCTTCCAGTTGTCTGAATCGTTCGAGCATTTGATCATGCTTCACGTCAAGGGACGGAGCTACTTGGATATTCGATGACATACCTATACTACAAGACAACGGTTTATATGTTGTTGGACAAATTAGTTTTCGTATGTTCACGACATTGGCGTCCAAAAGCGCAGAATAAAAGCTTTCGATAGGATATTAACATGCAAACAACAACCATGGTTATCTCCACCGACACAAACGTTAAAATGCACCATAAAGAGTTCCAGAAGATGGTATTCATCCATAATGCAATTGAGGATGGCTGGACCGTCAAGAAAATGAACGAGGATAGTTATGTATTTACCAAAAAACACGAAAACAGGCGACAAGTATTTCAAAAAGAATATTTAGAAAATTTCATCGAACATAATCAAGAATTGCGCGATCCGGGACTGTGTGAAATCGTGTAAATCCTTCCTAAAATATCTTAAAATCATTGGGAGAATCCAACATTTAGGGATTAAATTGCGCTTATTTCTGAGATTTTTTTCTATTCTAAAGTATATAACAATGGGAGGTGCTCTTATGCAGCTTGTCGCGTACGGTGCCCAGGACGTGTTCCTGACCGGTACCCCTGAAATTACCTTCTGGAAGGTGTCTTACCGCCGCCACACCAACTTCGCCATGGAGTCGATCGAGCAGACCTTCTCCGGACAGGCCGACTTCGGCCGACGCGTGACCTGCACCATCAGCCGCAATGGTGACCTGGCCTACCGCACCTACTTGCAGGTGACTCTTCCTGAGATTAACCAGAGCCTTAACAATGATTCTGTATATGCCCGCTGGTTGGACTATGTGGGTGAGCAGCTTGTCGCCCAGGTTGAGGTTGAGATCGGTGGCCAGCGCATCGACCGCCAATACGGTGACTGGATGCACATCTGGAACCAGCTTACCATGACCTCTGAGCAGGAGCGTGGATACAACAAGATGGTCGGAAACACCCAGCAACTGACCTACTTGGTTGACCCCGATTTCGCCGATCTTGCCGGCCCCTGTTCCTCCATCACTACCGTGGGCCAGACCTGCGCTCCCCGCAAGGCTCTTCCCGAGACCACCCTTTACGTGCCCCTTCAGTTCTGGTTCTGCCGCAACCCGGGTCTTGCTCTGCCCCTGATTGCCCTTCAGTACCACGAGGTGAAGATCAACATCGATTTCCGCCCCATCGGCGAATGCTTGTGGGCTGTCGGTGCTCTTGGTGCCACCAGTGGCAGCCAGGCCATCACTGCTGCCTACCAGCAGTCCCTTGTGGCCGCTTCTCTGTATGTGGACTACATCTTCCTTGATACCGATGAGCGCCGCAAGATGGCCCAGAACCCCCACGAGTACCTCATCTATCAGTTGCAGTTCACTGGTGATGAATCTGTGGGTTCTTCCTCCAACCGCATCAAGCTTAACTTCAACCGCCCGTGCAAGGAACTTGTGGGGGTTGTGCAGCCTGATGCCAACGTGGACTACTGCAGCTCTCTTAATGGCAACAACGGCCTCTACAAGCTTCTGGGTGCCCAGCCATTCAACTACACCGACGCTCTTGATGTGCTCGAGAACGCCACCTCCTCGTTCGCTACCGATGCCTCTGCCGCGACCGCCATTTCCAATGGTCAGTTCGAAGATATGAGTTTCAACAGTGATGCCACCACCTTCGTCCTTGGCGAGGCTGCCCTTGGCATGCACTGCTGGGGTGAGAACCCGGTCGTCACCGCCAAGCTTCAGCTTAACGGACAGGACCGATTCTCCGAGCGCGAGGGATCTTACTTCGATACCGTGCAGCCCTTCCAGCACCACACCCGTGCCCCCGATGCCGGTATCAACGTGTACTCCTTCGCCCTGCGCCCTGAGGAGCACCAGCCCTCGGGAACCTGCAACTTCTCCCGCATCGACAACGCCGTGCTTCAGCTTGTGCTTAGCTCGAACGCCGTCGGTGGTACCTCCACTGCCAAGGTCCGTGTGTACGCTGTTAACTACAACGTGCTGCGCGTGATGAGCGGCATGGCTGGCGTAGCGTACTCTAATTAGAGAAACTATATGCAACTCCATCCATCCCAATCACTAACTAAATAGGCATTTATGCCAAATCTGAAATTTAAAAAATGAGTAGCAAAATATCGTTACTCATTTTTATCTTGTCATTCGACGTTTTTCTGCGTTTTGTTGCGCTCGCTCCAATATATTTTCTGGCTTGTAATTTTCCCGGATTTGTTCTTCGCGTTTTTCTTTGATATCGTTACGTATTTTCTGTATGCTTTCTTGATCAGGCTTATGAGGATTCCGTTTGAGGTGGACACCTATTGTAATATCCTTCTCTTCTTGTGGGTCGGGATACTTGGTGAATATACACAATAATTGGTTGACAAAATCGCCCATCGCAAGATCTCGTTTGAGGTAGTTACACGTCCCACAGCAAATTTGTATATTAGACTCTTCATAACCAATGCTGTTATCAATCCTATCTATCCCATTTGTATGTGTATCAGACGGATCCTTTCCACAAATTGTACATGATTGTGCGATGAGATCAGACCATTCATCAAGGGAGATCTCAAAGGATAATTCTTTTTTCCTTGCGCGCCTTTCATAATCGCGGTATGATGCTCCTTGAAAATCCCTGAATAACTGTGGGTATAGCGGACCGTTGATAATTCCTTGGAATGCGAGGATATGATGAGCAATACCAATGAAATGCGACACGGGCAAATTAGATTTCATATAGTTGCATATTTTGCAACAACTTACACAATTATCGCTGGTATAGTGGCGTTCGGAGTCAATACGATCAATTCCTATGTTCATTCGGTTGTCGCAATAATGACAGCCACCCGATAGTAGCTGCTCAAACTCATCGTCATCAAGTTCAAACGCAAGACCTTTTTCGCGAGCGCTTCGTGTATAAATGAAACGTTTTCTATTTGTAGTATTTTTTTGATTTTCCAATAATTCGGCCGATCTTTCAGGATTTTTCTCTCTCCATTTTGCCATGGTTTCGGCATTGCGTTTAAGATATGCCTCGCGGTTTTCCGCATTTTGACGCGCTCGGTAGTTCATGTCAATTATGTTTCGTTTTTCTCGATTGTTGTCAACCCATGCCTTCTTAGTGGCGATGTTCTCGGACTTTTTCGATGCAGCTCGCGCAAGCTCTCTGCGCCGGTCTTGGTCACGTTTGCTGTCTTGAAGTTTATTGCTATCACGGCATTTTTTGCACGTTTTGGTGATGCCGCGTTCGCCCTGAAACATCGTTTCGTCGTATATTTGACAACATGTGGTGCATTTTCGTTTGCCGTCCTCTTGAGCAACCCCCTCTTCTTTTGCTTTTTTCCTGCGTGCGCGATCGCGCTCTCTGTCTTTTTCGAGGCACTGATCACATTTGACCTTCTTGTAGTTGCTGTCCAGACGGGTTCGGCAGCCGCGGATATGATTCCTACATGGGCGCAACCCGAATTCCTCTGTCTCCGCGAGCCATGCGGCCTTATCAAATTCGATCCGTGTGTCTTCGGTAACGTCAGTATGTTCGTCCTGCCTCATATCAGTGTCAGACATTTGTACGTTACAATTAACGGACATATTGAATCAATTTTCTATCCGTTACCAATAACTCGATCCGCAACCCATATAAACGCTTTACGTTGATCAATGCAATGATACGTTATACAACAACCCAAAACCAGCTGCTCGTAGAGAGCTTGCTCGAATATTTCAAGGATTGGAACAATGTTCATCGATTGATGAACATCATTTCGGGCAAATGCAGGGTGTCAATCCGCGCGATTGACTGGTTTACCACCAACTACTCCAAAAAGCATCATGTGGTGTACATGGTTAACGGGCGTCGGTTTCGTGTGAACCTGGAGTATAAACTGCTCCTGAAGGGCTACTCAAAAAAGCGGTGCGACCCGTTTGCGCGATGGGAGCGCATGCTGATTCCCTACAATGACGAGACCGACATGGAGACCACTGTCGGTCAGATGATCTTCTTCCGATGGGCGTTTGAAAACCATATTATTGAGTACATGTTGGAACACATCGACGAGATCGAGGCGGACATGAACGAGCGTTCGGGGTCGAGGCGAAAGCGACCGACAGAGGGAGGGCGCACCCGCAAGCGACGAGAGGAGCTGTCAGTGTCCGCATGTAAATGTGTGAAAAAAGAGGACGTGACAATCACGGTCAAGTTCTCATAAAGTTATACAAGTTTGTTGACGAAATCCTTAATCGCCTCACCGCAGCATTCAATAATGTTCAGATTGTCTGCACTGTTGTCAATGCGCAGCATGTTTCGGTCACACGAATCGGTACCAAGCCAGTCAATATGGTAATTATGACAGCGTTGAAGATAGGCAAGCTCGATGTTGTCTTCGCCCGCGCGAGCGCGAATTTTGACGCGCTCCAGACAGGTATCTGGTGGCGCCTGCATATAGATGATTCCTGCGTGCATAAACTCGGATGTGTATGCATCGTAGAATTGCTGGTATATCTGATACTCAATGGACTCTATTTTCCCGTCATCGCTGAGCATTTTGGCAAAGATGTTGTAGTCTGCTTCGAGCGAACGCTCGCATACAAATACCGTGGCATCGGGATTCTCGCGCATAGCTGCCCGCAGTTTTTGCACGCGTGTAGCAAATGCCATGACCTGGAATGCAAAGGCATATTTGGCGGGATTGGCATAGAATTTGGACAACACATCGCCCTCCTCGTCGCGAATTTCCGTCCACATATCAACGGGCTCGTCTACAAAGCATACCTTCTTTGATTCCCCAAAGAGTTCACGCAGGTAGTTAAGGATGGTGGACTTACCGGCGCCAATATTGCCTTCGATCGAAACGATTTGGGGGAACATTACTAAAGATGGTGATTATAAAATCGACATCTTTTATGCACTTAATCAATTTTTGTGCAAGTCAAACGACCACTGTTCTATAGTGAGGCCTGTGGTTTGTACTTCAGAATGTCTTTTGCGTTTCCTGTGGTGGGGAACCATTCTTCGCCAAACACGTCCTGTAGCAAGAGCCATTCAAATATCCCTCCTGCGTACACGTGTACCTTACGAAAGCCCAATTTAATGAGCTGTTCGGCCTTTTGCTGTGCCGATGTATCGCATGTATTGCGGCCGTATACAATGATGTTCTTGGAAGAGTACTCCATCCGCGAGAGCAGTCGATTGATGATGTCAGGTTCATCCGAGGACCGCACGGTTCCGGAAATGATGCAGGTCTGCTCCCCTTCAGGAAGGGTATTGATCATGATTACGCAGTCGCGTTTGGCCGCCGTTTGCACGTCGGGGTACCCTACCTGTGTTGCCTTGGCCGGAAACAGGAAGGGGAGCATGATATGCCTGGCCCCAAGTATTTATGTGTGTTCCGAACGAAAATTGATTTGAAGACAGACATGGTGAAGAGTATATACAAATTATTATGGACCTTTCGCAATCGAAGATTACCAAGCAAGAGTGGGAGAGCCTGGAGGTTCCCGTCAACGAACGTGAGAAGAATGTGCTTGACATGCTCAATCGCGGTTACGCGGACCCTACCGCGCGCCACAACGACCATAAGTCGCTGTTGTGCTTCCTGAAGATGGATGGCGAGAGCTACCATCAACACCTCTATCAAAAACATTTCCATGAGCGCATTCAAACTACTGTGCGCAAGTACTGCCCTGATGTAACCTATACCCTTCCTACCGCCGCCCTTAAGAAACTGAACAGTGTGGATCTTGCGCGCCTCAACAACTTGGACAAGAACATTGATGCAAACAAAGATCGCATTTTCGAATTCACCCTTATTGATCTCTGCTACCACATTGCCAAAAACCACAAAAAGAAACGCGACTGCTACGTGTCATACCTCTACTCGCTTGTTCATGTACTGCGTGTGTCGATTGATGGTATCAATACAGGCGTTCTTTCGTACGCAAATGCCGTCATTACCAAGTACTATGACTCGGTCAAGCCCAAGCATATGATTCGCAATGCCGCGCGATTCATTGAGCAGAATGAGTATGTCTCCAAGTATCGCGATCAACAGCTCTATGTGCATCAACAGGACATCTATCGTGTGTTTTCCGAGAAGGATGTTACAAAAGGGTCGTTTGTAACATACTGCGCCCCTACGGGTACGGGGAAGACACTTACACCCATTGGACTGGCCAATGGCTACCGCATTATATTTGTCTGTGTGGCTCGGCACATCGGCATGTCGCTGGCTCGCTCGGCGATTTCGGTGGGGCGTAAGGTAGCGTTTGCCTTTGGATGCAAGACCGACGAAGACATTCGACTCCACTATTTCGCGGCCAAGGACTACGAGCGTAACTGGAAGAGCGGTGGCATATACCGCGTGGACAATAGTGTGGGCGACAACGTGGAGATCCTTATATGCGACGTGAAATCGTATTTGATAAGCATGGAATACATGCTGCGGTTTGGGCCAGCAGAGGGACTCATTGTGTTTTGGGACGAGCCCACCATTACGCTCGAACGTGAAGAGCATCCGCTGCATGAGGTGATATCGCGTAACTGGAACGAAAACAAGATACCCAATATGATCCTCTCTTGTGCCACCCTTCCGGATGACAATGAGATCCATGTGGTCAAGGATCGCTTTGTTGCGAAATTTCCCGGGACGTCACTGCATGATGTGCGGAGCAATGACTATACCAAGTCCATACCTCTTATAAGCCGTGACGGGAAATGCGTTCTTATTCACAACCTATGTGAGTCCTATGAGGATATGCGTGAGGTGGTTCAATATTGCATCGAACATTCTACCCTCTTACGGTATTTTGATCTGGGCGGCGTCGCAGACTTCCTCAATCAGGTGCACAAGGACGGCATGGTGCCAATTGAGCACTACTTCACAAATATTGAGGAAATCACAATGGATTCGATAAAAATGGCATATCTGAATACCCTCGCGGAACTCACGGAAGAGCAGTGGAAAAAAGCCCGCGAAACGGCGGTTTCGCGTGATGCTGCAAAATTTCCCGATGCGAGTGACAGTGGTGTGTTGTTCACGACAACGGACGCACATACGCTCACAGATGGCCCTACCATCTATCTATGCGAGGACACAATGAAGATGGCAAACTTCTATCTGCAGCAGTCGCGCATCCCGGCATCGGTACTCGACGACCTGACCAAGGCCATTGAAACGAACAACAGTCTCTACAAAAAGATTACCAACGTCGAGCACTTGATCGAGCAAGAGTTCGAGAAGACAGATGACCCCGATGGTAAGGGAAAGGGAAAGAATATTGGCAAGAGTCGTCTGAGTAATGACGGTAAACGTAACATGGCAGAAATTATTCGACTCAGACGCCAGGTGATGGCAGTGACATTGGACGATCGGTATATACCGAATACCCGGGCGCATCAGAACGTATGGGTTGGTCTGGAAGAGTATCATGAGCAGGCATTCTCGCCCCGCATTGATGAAGAAAGTGCGGCCGAAATCATGTCGCTTGGTGTGGACAATATGATGAAGATTCTGCTTCTCTTGGGAATTGGCGTCTTGCGTCCTCGCGAAAACAGCAACAAACATTATGACGAGATCATGAAGCGACTCGCAAACGACCAGCGGTTGTTTATCATTGTGGCGTCGAGCGATTATATTTATGGAACCAATTACCAGTTCTGTCATGGCGTTATTGGCAAAGATCTGACGGAGATGACGCAGCAAAAGACGATACAGTCACTTGGGCGTATCGGGCGCGGACATATCCAACATACGTATTCGGCGCGGTTTCGGGACGACTCCATCTACCGGAAGCTCTTTCATAAGCAGGCAACTAACATTGAGGCAGACAATATGTGTCGGCTTCTGGGGGGCGACGTGGCAATCATATAAACGTTGACGCGTAGTACGTACATGATTATCCCTTTTTCTTCCATACATCAGGTTATTATGAAATATGCACCGGCTGTTGTTGTTGCCCCGCATGGCATGACAGACTTGATTCATGCACGAAAGTATCAGCTGGTCGAAGAATTGTACCGCATCAATATGGGTGCCGTCGTGGGAGCGTTTGCTTGTCATCACTTTCACCAGGACTCTATTATAACCGGGCTGTTTCTTGTAAGCTCGGCCATTCACTTTCGCAACGATATGCCCGGTTTCGGTACCGTCGGTTCTCAAAGAACTGCAATACAACTCACACTAAGCAGTGCACTAATTGCAACAAGTACCATAATATCATGGGACGCCTTCATGTATTATATGATTTTTATCCATGTTCCCAACCATTACCGCATAAATTACATGCATATCAAGGATTCCAAGTGTCTTACTGCATTGATGGTGTCAGGGCTCGCCGGAGTTCTTGTAGCGTTATCATATGCACCCATCGAAGATCCATATATGGATTGGGTGACAAAGGCGCTCATCATTGCCCATGTAATTTATGAGGAAGCACATATTTTTCGGCCAGTACCAACAAATCGGTAATTCTGACATGGCTTTTTAGCGGAGTAGTATATGTGGTTACTTTTATGGTTGGGAATACAGATTTGTCGTGCATATAATTGGGAGGTTGCACAAACGTGTGTAGATTTATGCCAAGCTTCCTATTGCGTAACGGACTCATGGGACTGTCTGACGTGCAAACCGACCGCAAAATTGGAATACGTGGTTAACAAAGATGACTCAAAAGCAGTACAAGGGTATGATAGCAGTACCCATTCGTTGTTTACGGCGTTTCGCGGGTCGGCAAACACGCACAACTGGATTGAAAATATTCAAGCGTGGCGCATTGCGCCCTATAACGACAGCAGCATCACAGTAGACAAGGGGTTCTACAAGGCGTATCAGTATATCAAAGATTCCGTGTTCGCCAATTTGGCAACGATGGCAACAAAGTACAATACCCACCGGGTGTTGGTGACGGGACATAGTCTGGGCGCAGCAATGGCAACCCTCATGGCTTATGATATTCTCGTTTCAAGCCAATATGATATTCAATATCTTATTACGTTCGGTTCTCCGCGGGTGGGAAACGACAACTTTGCGAAAACAATGAAATCGTTTTCGATAAACAGTTATCGGGTGACTCACTATTATGATATTGTGCCGCATGTGCCAGAAGAAATGTTGGGATACTTGCACATTTCCAATGAGATATGGTATGATGAAACGAACGATGCATACAAGGTCTGCAACGATTCTTTCGAAGAAGATACCACATGTTCTAATTCATGTGCGCCCGTACACTGTACCAGCACTTCAGACCACCTGTATTACTTGAATGTATCGATGGGAAGCAGTGATCCGAGCTACTGTTAGGTTCATATGTTGCATTGCAACAAATGAATGGTTCTCTATGAGATGGATGGCATCTAATTGTACTTTCTAAAGTCCACTACATAAGGATTGCTTTTGAGTGCATCCAGGATGTTTGCGTCGGTTCGTTCCATCTGGATGTTCGAGAACACTTCGTTATTGGCGGTAGAGGACGCGCCCATGTGAGAGGCCGACGGAACCTGCGTGGGCATGGATGCCATCTGAGGACGGTCATTGCGTAGCATATCATTGCGGTTGGTGGTGACATTGAGATTCACTTCATGGTTCAGCATCTTCATGTTACCTGGCACCATGCGTCCCTTGATGGTCGAGCTCTTGATGTCGTTGTTGCGTTGGTTCTTCACAACCGACTCATAAGAGGTCATTTCTTTTCCACGCGCACTTCCTGCGGTACCTGCATAATAGTAGTCGCCAGTGACTGCGCGAGACGTGGCTGCCTGCTGATGTCGGGCGACTTCGTATCCTCCGCCACGCTGGTTGCGATTGACGTTCATGTGCCCCTTGGACTTTTCCGTGGTCTCGCGATGAGTGGTCTGTGCCTTGTTCTTAGGGTCGTACACATAGGTCTCAGATACACGCGCACCTGCGTTCTGGTAAGGTCGCAGCGTACCAATGGTGTTTTCCTTGCGACTTGGGCGAATAACGTCCATTACGGGCGCAATGGCAGCGCTCACGGAGTGACGGATGGCGCCAAAATAGGTTTCATCATTTCCGACAGAGCGGTTATTGGCGTAAGCGCGAGCAGACCCATGGCCATGGTCGCGGTCGCTCACCTCCGTTTTTCTGTTTGCATGGGCGTGACCCAGGGGCACAGCACCCAGTTCGACATTGTGTGACTCGCGGTATTGACCAGGGATATACTCACCACCGGTGTGGTAAGCGGCAGCGCCTTCATAATCGCGCACGGTTTCCTGACGGTTGGTAAATCGTTCAACCTGCTCCGCTCGTGAAGTGACGCCTTTCTCGCGGCCCGTGGTGGTAAACCATCGGTCCTCGGTATTTTCATAGTGGCGGTCCGGGCGGTTCTTCTCGAATTTTCCCTCGCGACCAATGTTCTTGACATGAGCAACTGCAGGACCTTCTCGACCGATTGCGCTGATGCCGCCAGCCTTGGGGTTGCTTGCTACACGGAGTTCGTCCACGGTCTTGGGCTGCCAGTTTTCGCGCTGCATCATACCAGCATTAAAACCATCACCTCCCTCCGTTCCGTATCCCAGTCCTAATCCGGGTCCAACCTGTTCCTGTTTGAAGGGAAGCACATTGGCCTTGCGCATGCTGGCATTGACACGCGACTGATAGAAATCGTTCTCATTGGGCGCACCATGAGCCCACTGATAGTTATCTTCGGGCGCAAACAGAGGCGCTTGCTCCTGCTTGTCGATATCCTGTGATCCGGCACCAGTGTAGTTATCTAAAACGGCCTCGTTGGCGGTGTCATCACGCATCATCGAGCGAAGATTGCTGCCGAAAAAAGGTACCATGTTGTTGTGCTGAAAATAGTCACCACCAACCTTTTCGCCAGAGAGAGATGTATACGTCTCTGTGGAACCCGATGGCTGGGCGGTGAAATATTTGTCCGTATACGCCCCTGCAGCATTGTTGTACCGGTTCACTGTGGACAATTGCGAACTGCGGTCGGTTTCTGCAGACACGGCAGGGCCTTCTGGCGGGTAGTTACGATCAGGCACATGGGCATTGGGGAGCTTGCTGTCATTAAATCCTTCCTTTGCATTCTTCTTTTCCCGTTGTTTTTTATTGACGACGAACAGTGATCCTAAAGCGAATAGCGGGACAACTGCTTCCATGTTTTTACTGGTATATAAAACGGTTACATAATATTTGGGTTATAGCGAACTGTATGCACGTTGGCGTTGTCAAGTGGAAGCAGTTCGCGCATGGCTTCCATGGCTTCGTATACGCGGACTGGAATAAGCGCAGCGGCGCTATTCGCCTCAAACCGTTTTACGTTATTGAAGTAGGCATATTCCATGGGGACGTCAAACTGGATTACGTGAATGTCAGTATCGTCTCGCTTCAATGAAGCAATGAGGGAGTCAATCGTATCCTTATTCAGGAACACTCCGTTGATCACAGCGCGCGGGGGGCGTTTACAGCCGCCTTCAAATGTCAGGCGGTTGAGCATAACATCGTGACTGGTTAACGTGGATGCGCCCATGTTGAGTTGTTTAAATGGTCGCGCCAGGCCAGCAAGAGCGTCGGCAATGACTGTTTTGCCGGATCCCGGATATCCCGACAGGATGACCACTTTTCCGCGCCCGTCGTCATTGCGAAACATCTTGACGAACTTGTCACACTGCGTTTCGAGTTCCTTTGCAATTTCCATTCCCCGTTCCATGTATGTTTTGAACTTGTCTGACCATCCATGTGTCCCAATCGTGTGGAGGCTCGCGGCGTTGATAAACATGGATCCTGCGGTCGCGCCTGCGGCAAATGGGTTCTCTATCGATAATGTTGGTGACATGTGTACTATATAATATAGTGCACATTATGTAACATGTATTCTAAGCATTGATGAACTGGCATGCACGGTTGTCATACACCATGCAGGATTTCTGCATTTCAGGCGCAACACGTTTAATGCCTGCGTCATAGTTGTCCTTTTCTTGCATGCGCGAAGACGCAGAGTGTCCGAACGGCCGTTCGATGCGTTCTTGGCGATCTCCAAAAGGTTTTACTGAATGGGTACGGGCGTTGTCGTACTCTAAAGGCTCCCATGCCGGGTGGGAGTATCGCGATTCCTCTACGAATGGCTTTGCGGTCGTGTAATTGACGGCCTTGGACTGGACGGCGGCGCTCTTGTAATTGTTAAATTCGATGTGATCGCGGTTGCACTTTCGGGTGAGACCGCGCATATCGCTCTCGACGTCCGCGCCATTGCTTCGCACATTGGCACCAAACCGCTGGAGACGAAGATAGCAGTCCTCGGCAAATGGAGTCTTCCCTGGTCCGGGTGCGTCAAGCATGTATCTTCCTAAAAACGTGGATTCTGCAAGTTGTTTTCTTATTCGGCTCTCGTCATCGTAAAATCGTGTGAATGACATGGTTATTATATAGTCCTAAAAAAATCCGCAAAATTGAAAATAGGACCCAGTTATTGCAATAACATATAGTATGTGGCAACGTAACAATAAAGTTTCGAGGCGACGCCGCGAAGAGAGATTTGAAAACTTTTGTAAGAGCAATACCAACAACGATGAACCGCGCGAAGAGCGCTGCCGAAGAAAAGTAGAAGAAAAGACCAACTATCTTCCTTCCTTCCTCGTGGCGCCGGTACATAACGCACCGGCGAAGCCCGAGTCGACTATATGGAAGTCCATTTTGTTGAACCGCACGAAGGCAGAGAAAACGCCATCCAAGTACGACACCAATAATCCAAAGTTATGGAAAAATGGACAGTGGCAAGGACCTGTAATCATGCGCAGTAAAAACAACAAAATAATAAACAAAGGCGCTTCAACTCAATATGTTCAGTCAAATATTCAATACAGCCGCGATGAAGAGGCATGGCACAACTCATGGGAATCTACCTTCACCCCAGACGAATGGAATCGCATGCAGGAGATTGAAGATACAGAAGAATCTGAACACATGAAACAGGTATTTAAGCATAGTTTCAATAAGCGGTTGGAGGAGTCGCAGTGTTATTATGCCCAGGAAGGTGATCTGGATGAGTTTGCAATTGTCATGCAGGAAGACGAAGCGTATGAGCGTTATCTACAGCGCATTGAAGACGAGAGCGAAGAAGATAGCGAAGAAGAAGATTATTACGACGACATTGTATGATAATGCGGTGCTCATGAGCCATAGAATGTTTTAACTTGCATTCATATAAATGGTTTGGGTCATGGGTTGTAATGACGGGTATATGCTTAAATATGATTGTACGCAATGAGGCATGCGTGATTATACGCGCGCTCCAATCGGTTGTGCCTTACATACAATGTTTTTTAATCATGGATACGGGCAGTACCGACACAACGCCCCAACAGATTGAAGATTTCTTCGTCAAACATAACATACCCGGGACCGTTGAATACACCGCCTTTATAAACTTTGCAAAAACGCGCAATGAGGCATTGCAACGCGCCCGCATCATGGCAACACAGCACGATTGTGATTATATCATGCTTATGGACGCAGATATGGTGTTTCATTGCTCTGTCCCTATGCCATGGTATTTGTTTGACGGGGCTGATTCTGTATACATGCTGCAGGGGTCTGATCATTTGTCATATCGTAATGTTCGGTTTGTAAGAACAGCCGTTGTATGTAGTTATGTCGGAGCTACGCATGAATATATGGATTTTGCAAAGACGCCCACAGAACGTTCCATGACCAAGCTCGATATGTACATTGAAGACGTGGGAGACGGAGGGTCGAAAGAGGATAAATTCCGGCGTGATATTCGCCTCCTCACAGAGGAATACATGGACGCGCCCAACAATACTCGCACCGTGTTTTACCTGGCAAACAGCTACTGTGATGCGGGAGATATGGATGACGCGATTACATGGTACAAAAAGCGTGCTGGGATGAAAGGTTGGGATGAGGAAGTATGGTACAGTACGTATCGTTTGGGCAATTGTTACATGGAGAAAGGAGAACCGGAAACGGCATGCGGTTATTGGCTGAAATGCAGCAGTATCATCTCATCGCGTATCGAAAACCTCTATAAGCTTATCGGATATTACCGACTAACTTCTGCTCACGAAACAGCACTTGCAATGTACATGTTTGCAAAACGTCAGCTAAATGCCATCGATATATCCACGCATACGCACCTATTTCTTGAACCACATGTTTATGAGTGGGCACTTGACTATGAATATTCCATTTTTGCATACTACGTTGGTTCTCCTGTGTCTACTTCTGAAATATATCGGAAACTACTGAATACTGGTTTACCCAACACTATACAAACCAATGTATGGAGTAATCTTCGTTTCTATGCCAAAACGCTACGCGGAGAACCGAACGTAAATATACGATATTTGTTGCGCCCCGAGCAATGCATGGATGGGTTTGTTCCGAGCACCCCCACATTTCTCATACGGGACAAAACCATGATTGTTATCGTGCGAGCAGTGAACTATAGAATCCCGCCAGACGGTTCGTATATTTATGACCTCCCAATACGAACGATCAACTATTGGTACCCTCTTACGCTCGAGGGGAAAGGCATACCAATTATGACCGGCTATGACATGCGTGACGATAATGAGGTGTATGTCGGAATCGAAGATATACGAATTCATGAGCACGGCAATGAGATTTATTATACAGGAAATCGGGGATACGGATACAATCAAATCGGTGTAGTCTGTGGGACTCTCGAATACACGCTTGATGCACCTTGTTTTACGGGTTCTCCGTACACCCATGGTACAGAAAGGCCGGTTGAAAAAAATTGGGTTTTATTCTCACATGAAAACGGACAACTGGGTACCGTTTATGAGTGGTATCCTAATGTAGTTGTCGGACATCGAGAAACATCCCTCAAAGTGGGCAACTACCGATTCATGGAGGATATGCGCATTGCGTCGCCGAAAGTTTTTGAAGGTCTACGTGGTTCGACAAATGGAATTGTTGTAGACGACGAAATGTGGTTCCTGTGTCATCGGGTTCACTGTGCCGACCGTCGGTATTATTACCATGCAATTGTCTGTTTTGATCGAAACATGACGCATGTTGTTCGTATGAGCGACTTCTTCACATTTGAGAAGACACCGATTGAGTACTGTCTCGGCTTTCAAATGAAAGACGATGAGATTTACATGAGCTACAGCACAAATGACTCTACCGCAAAGCTCATGACAATTCCCCGGGAACAGATTCCTCTATATCCCCTGTAAGCGGTGCAGAACGACACACGCCAAACGTTCGGCGATGGTATTTGGTGATGCCAAACTGTGCAATGCCCGCAAGGTGTGCCTTGGTTCCATACCCCACATTTTTAGCGATGTTATACTGGGTGTCGAGATAGGGATGTTGTTCGCACAGACGATAAATGGCGTTGTCGCGGACGGTTTTTGCGAGGATACTCGCGGCGGCAATTCCCACATACTTTGCGTCCCCTTGCTTTACCGTGACGGAAGGCAGGAAGTTTCCCTGAAATACAAACTGCCTGAAGTAGTTGCCATCGATAACTGCAAGGACATCTCTATATGATACATCCGGTTCCATGCTCTGTATGTGTCTTAACGCGGCATCGATACACTGGTGCATACCGTCCATCACTGCTTGTAAAATATTTTTCTGATCGATAACCTCAGGAGATATACTGGCACTGTGGTAGTAGCTCACATGTTGTTTGATATTTTCCGCTTCGGCAAATAGCTTTTTCTTGGAGGAAAACTTTTTACTATCCTTGATGTTTTCACGGGGAAATGTGCATGGTTTAGGCAGCACCACGCAAGAAACGACTGCGTCGCCAAACATGCACCCCCTGCCTACCTCGTCTACACATATTTCATACTTGTATTTGTCGTCATAGAAGTCGGTTAGTGTCATTTTAGATATAGTACAATGTTATGTTCAACCCTTTTCCATAAGCATGTTTTTTTGTGAGATTATAGTATACATATGAAGTGGTTATACGAAATGTCACCATGGGTGCTGTTGCTCATTGCGGTACTCGCGGCTATCGTGATATATTTTATGATAATGCCACGTGCTACATCAATTGAGGGATTTGTGGGCAACGAAAAAATGCTGCCCGATTACTACAATGGAACCGTCCCCGTAATGAACATTTACGAGAACATTTATTACGATCAAGCGAACGGTACTTTGATCGATGTTCAGCCAGACGGAATCAAGATTATGACCAGAAATGGCGAAAAGAAGACCCTTAACTCAAGTGTCGCTCGCATGACATATATGATGAGCAAAGATGTCCCGGCGACCTACACCTACCGCGCATCGGAGAACAAGGGTGCCACTTGTCCTCAATTGGTCCCCAAGGACGAACCCGTTGCGGAGGAAGACCCTGTCGCGGAAGAGGACACCGCAACGCCTACTGAAGAACCCGTTGCGGAGGAACCCGTTGCCGAGGAACCCGTTGCCGAGGAAGAAGCACCTGCTCCCGATACCAAGGCCCCCGAAGCACAACCTCAAAGTGGAATCGTGAATGCAGAGATTACCGAGACCTTTGCTCTGTACGAAGGTATGGAGAACGGGAACGGCGAAGAAATCAAAGAAGAAATCAAAGAAGAAATCAAAGAAAGGGACGATGAGGTGGTCGTAATCTATGTGGCCAACAAGAAGAACACCACTCTCACTGTGCTTACGGTGAAGGACGCGGTCATCACTCTTCGTTCATCCTTCTCTTTTACCGCGGTTGTGGATAAAGACGCCTGTACGCATACCGGCGCCGCCGCCAAGTGCGATACGATTGCCACCAGCTGT